TCATACAGAAAAATTGGAAAAACTTAAAGCATATGTTAACAGAGATACCTCCCATCTCCTACCTAAGCTTAAACCCATAGCTGAATTCAAAAAAAAACAAGCACGGCAAAGTCTAGGAAAAATTTTGGCAGGACAAGGTAAACGCAGAAGAAAAACTAAACGCAGAAAAACTAAACGCAGAAGAAAAACTACACGTCGAAGAAAACGAAGAAAAAAGACAAGAAAAAGAAATATAAAGTCAACTGCATCAGGTGTAGCAATGTACGATTCGAAAAAAACGAGCAGTAATTCTAATATTAAAAAGGGTTTACAATATGCCGAAAAACTCGTAGGAATTAAATACCAAGCAACCAATAAAGCTCCAACCGAAGATTCATGTCCATTTTGGAATAGAGATGGTCCTCCCCCCTCAATAGAAGACATTAAAAAAGGTGGTCTTGCTTGCGTTGGTATTACTAATTTAATTAGACGCCATTTGGGTTTAAAAATTCCAACTGAGAGCGGTAAATGGAAAGATGTATTTCCAGGTGGTAGTGGTGCGTGGTTTCACTATTTTAAAGAAAAAAAAAGGCTTCAAAAAATTAATTACAGTAAAACATATCCAAAGGGAACATTGCTACTACAGGATTACAATCCTAAAGATATGGGTCATGTAGCGATTGTATGGACTGAAAATAAAAAGGGTCTTTCACACAGTAAGATACTACATGGTAGACACGATGGGCCAAAATCAGTAGTTATTGAGCCATTGGATGATTATACAATGAAAAGACGTTTTACTCATGTATGCTTACCTGAAGACTGGTTAGTTAAAAATTAATTTGTCATCTCAGATTAATACTCGTGCTAATATTGCAAATTCATATTATAAAATGTATAAAAAATTTTATGATATGCTGGTTCCTGTTTTCTTTTTGAGATTAGATTGTAGTTGCTGTCGTGAACCATTTTCTGTATATTATTACATTTAAGCATCAGTTTTCTTGACTACCTTTCGGCGACGCACTACCTTTTTCTTTTTCTTTGGACTAGGCGGCTTCTCTTCTTCCTCTGCTTCCTCTTCCTCTTCCTCTACCTCTTCGTCGGAATCATCAAATGTTGGCCCAGTAACCTCCTCTGCTTGGTATGGCTCAACACTATCATCTGTTTTAGCATCATACTTTTTAAGATTTGTGTCCATCTCCTCATCATCTGAATCATCTGCAATATGACACAAACCACTACCTACAAGACGAACTGGTGGACGGACACAAGCTTGAACAAGCTTCCAGGTGACTCCAAAGCGACCACCTGCCATCCATACACCGGTACAAGCCAAAAGTCCCTTCACATGAGAAGCCTTTGGAACAAGATCAGCTGGACTACGAGAACCTTGTGGAGCTTCAATTCCCATTCTTTTTGCGGTATCCTCCGGCAAATAAGCACCTTTGCCGTCCATATCGTAAAGCTCAATATTATACTTTCCATCCCAAAAAGGCACCTTCAACTTGAGTGTCGGACTTCGCTCATAATCTGACTCACCAGAACCATCCTTTTTCTTTGGATGCTTGAGGATTGGATACATCATAGCTTCGGCCACCTCGCGGCTGAGTTTGCTCTTGCCAAACCACTCCTTCGATTTTGAAACTGCGTCATCAAGAACCTTATCTTGAAACTTTTTAAGAGCTGCTTCGAACTTTTCAATAGATGAACTCTTGCCTGCTTCAAACTGCAAGGCCATATCATAAGATACACGACCTGACTGCTCATCGACACGCTCATCAATACCCCAAGTAAGCATTAGGGGAAACTGTAAAACAATAGGTGATCCGTTCAATTGACATTGAACAGATTTACCACCGCGTTTATTAACGAGTGGTGCTTTGTATGTGACATTAGACGGATTAAACTGTTTAGCTTTCGTGATAGAATCGGATGCTGACATGATATGTATTATGATAACAATTATACAACTCAGCTTTAAATCAATTTTTTTAATAACTCATATAAGTATTTTAATTAGACGATGTAGTGTAAAATTTGCGCAAAACGGTTGTTTGTGTAGACCTACATAATCATAAATTTCTTTCCTTTTTGTAAGACCAGATTTATATCCATTAACTTAGCCCAGTCCAATATTCATTAATTGAATATGGACTTTTTTCCCACTCAGTACTCGCCTTGTTTGTTGCATCTACGAATTCTTGAATGCGTTCATCTTGTTTTCTGAATTCTTCATCTAATTTTGAAGGACATGCGCGTCGAACAAGATCTTTATGATTAATTATTTGGTGTCCTAGACGACATATATGCTCATAATTCTTAACGATTTTTATGAAATTGCTCATTTATAAATTTTACTAGCTATTATTTAAATTAGTTTAATATTAAATATAGTTCAATGATGAATAATATATATGAATCTAATTTATTCATGTGTTTTTGTTCAAGAATCATTTATAAATTTAATATATTTATTATTACTAAGCTATAAATTATATGGTGAGATTGATTATGATTATTTAATTATTACTCATCCAGTTTTTGAAAAAAAAATTATGAAAATATTCTCAATGTTTAAAGTTAATGGTAAAATTTGGCGTTTAAATATAAATGAAACGGTTGCATCTGCATTCAGTCGATTGCATATTTTTAAATATCCAGAAATTCATAATTATAAAAAAATATTATATTTAGATTGTGATGTATTAATAATAGATTCGCTGAAAAAATTATTTGATGTAAAATTAGAAAATAAATTGTATGCAATAAAAGAAGGAAATACAACAACAGAACATCACGGGAAGACTGTTTGGGAATTTAAAAAGGAAATCAATCCCAAAAAAACAGCATTTTCATCAGGAGTATTATTATTTAATAATTGTAAAGAAATAGAGAAATTATTCAATGATTCATTAATCCATGGTGCAAATTATTCCAACACATTGCATCAGGTCCCTAGTTGTCTTGATCAACCATTTATAATTTATGAAGCAATTACACAAAATCTTCATAACAATGAATTATTAATTGCGTATGCTGCTAATAATCCTAAGCCTAACCTTTCGCACAATATATGCATCGCGCATTTTCCAGGTGGGGTAGGATGGGTAGAGGGTAAAATAGCCAAAATGTGGAGTTTTTTAATACCTCTAGTTAAAAATGATTCTGACAAAAATGAACAATTTCAATTATTGATGAATTCATATTTTTTGCTTCATTTTTATTAAATATACCACTACACAGATGGAGTATCAAAAAATTTAGACGCCATAATGTTAATTACTGTAATTTTAGAATTTACGATATATTTTATAAAACAACACCGTGAACATAAAAAGTTTGGTTATCTAAAATTTATACTGGGTAAGGTCAACTGTGATTATAATAAATAACTTATTTGTTAAATTTAATTATATATAAAAGATTTAAACTAATTTTCGTTTGTTATATAAATGATGAAGAATGAAAGATTCTCTCCGAAAACTTATATTCAAACAGTTCTATATGACAAAGTTGAAATAAAACATGCAAGAAATCGTAAAACTGTCTCACAAGAAAAATTTACAATACCGGAATTCGTAGATTTCGAAAAAATATTAGAACTGAACTATAATGTTGCACAACTCAAGAAAATGTGCAGACATTATAAACAAAAAGTATCAGGTAATAAACCCCAATTAATTAATAGAATGTATAATTTTTTAAAATATTCACATTATGTCTCTATTATTCAAAAACATATAAGAGGGTGTTTGCGTAGAAAATATTTCCAATTAAATGGTATGAAATATAGAAAGGATTGTGTTAATGAAACAGATTTTCTTACTTTGAAAAAGATAAATAAAATTCCATATTATCAATTATATTGTTACAAAGATGGAGAAGGCTTTGTATATGGTTTTAATATTAAATCTATTTATAATTTAATGATAAAAAGTGATGGAAATCTTAAAAATCCATATACACGCTTAGAACTTCCCAAAAATATAATCAAAAAAATAAGACATTTTATACAATTATCGCATACTTTGAAAGAACCCATTATAATTACATTAAAGGATAACGATGAAAATATGTCACATAAAAAAAGGATAGCGCTAAAAACACTGTCTATATTTCATCGCATCGATACATTTGGTCATATAACAGATACTTCATGGTTTTTAACTTTAGAAAGACCTCATTTGATAAGATTTATCAGAGAATTACAAGATATTTGGGAGTATAGAGCAAATTTATTAGATCATATAAAACGGCAAATATGTCCCCCAAATGGACATCCATTCCATGGTATTAATATTGCTTCATTGATACAAAAGAATAAAGAAACATTACAGAGAAATATTTTATATATAATGGAAAATTTGATATCTAAAGGAATTAATACTGACTCAAGATCTTTAGGCGCATTTTACATCTTATCCGCACTTACATTAGTAAGTCACAGCGCAGCAGTTGCCTTACCTTGGCTATATGAATCTGTAGTACAAAATTAGGATTTTTCACGCGGTCATTTTTAAGATATTTGTTAGCTTAATGCTCACAAATATATATATAAATTTGAAAGAACTTAAACAAATATGACTAATGTAGATTATAAAATGCCAAAGATTAAGAAATCCAAGAAGACTGCTTCTAAGAAATCTACTAAAGTTGCTGCCCCTGCAGCACCTGCCGTTGTCGCTGCACCAGTTGCAGCGCCTGTTGTTGATAAAAAAGTAGAGGTTCCTGCTGTTGAGCAAGTTCCTTCTCTATCTGATTCATTCCAAGAACTCCTTGGGCAACTTGCTGTTCTCCGTTCACAGCTTACTAGTGTGACAGGACAAGTTAGAGCTCTTCAGAAACGATCTGAGCGCGAACTTAAAAATGCACAAAAAGCTGGTCGCAAGCGCGCCCGCAAAACTGGAAATCGTGCACCAAGTGGTTTTGTAAAGCCAACTAAAATTAGTAAAGAGCTTGCTAAATTCCTTGGAAAACCTCATGGTACTGAGATGGCCCGCACGGAGGTAACCCGTGAAATTAATACCTATATTAGAGCACACAAACTTCAAGATCCTAAAAATGGCCGTCGCATTCTTGCCGATAGCAAACTCCGCAGTTTGCTCAAACTTAAAAAGGATGATGAGCTCACCTACTTCAACCTTCAGCGCTATATGAGCCCTCACTTTGCTAAGAGTGTCAAAGCAAAGAAAGCCGAAGCTGAAGCTGCCGCGTCTAACTAATTATATGGATTACCACCATAATTAATTTATAAGAATTTTATAAAATTTTTATGAATTGCATAATTTAAATACTAATTTAGAAATGTTGAATTACTTTTTATGATATATATATATATATATATATGTCAGATCAAAAAGAAGAAGATGAGCAAAAAATAGAAACTAAAGGTGACGATAGTATAGTTATGCCATCCCAACCAGAACACAGTGCATATGATGATGATAGACGCGGTTCTCACGCCCATTTAAGACAACCAGCATATCAGGGAGACGAGGAGCAAGAAGAGAGTGTAGCACCGACACTCGTCCGTCAAACAAATCAACTACCTCTCACCGACAGTGAGGATGATGATTTTTACGACAACAATCTGGCACAGCCATCAATGTTTGCCGTGCACGAAGGGGCCGCCGCCCAGCAACGTCGCCTCGAGATGATGAGAAGAGTCGAGCGTCAAACCTCCCAGCACCGCCATGATAGTGACGATTATTCAGACAGTGGTGATGATGAAATACAGACCCAACCCGATGACAATGATGAGGAACTCGAGCGTACGCACAATGAGTTCGTCTCCCAGCAACATCATCGCCGTCTCGTCGCTGAGAAGAAAGCCCAGAGAGAGCGAGAAAATCCAGAATATTACGAATATAAAGGATTTAAAGTAAATTTGACGCGATTCCTTCATGGATCGGATCACAAAACTTCAAGTTTGAAGAGATCCCTTGCTAGAATTGAACTCCACACTGCAATAGATAAAATAATAAAATTAAAAAAAGAGATGCTAGATGCAAACAAGGCTGCTAAAAAATATCCAAATGATTCAGATAAATGGATTCAAGTTGGCACAAGGGCTTGGGCGCTTAAAGTTGCCCTTGCTAAAATAAGTTATAATTTAGATGCATACGGTGGTAGAATATTTGATGGACACAATCGGCAATATGAGGGTGGTCAAGATGGATGGAGAACGATTTTGTGGAATGCGCGTGAACATTTAAAAAAAATACATGATCCAAACTATACAATGCAACCTCACACCTGGTTAGGAGGAAGAACAAGGAAAGATCGTAAAAGGAAAGATCGTAAAAGGAAAACTCGTAAAAGGAAAACTCGTAAAAGGAAAACTCGCAAAAGGAAAACTCGCAAAAAGAGAAAAACGCGTAAGAAAATTAGTAGGAAATAGTATGATTACCCGAAGTTAAATTATATAAAAACAATCTTTATATAATATAATAATGAACTTCTCAGAAGAATCTGAAGATATAACAAAATTATTACTACCAATGTTTGATAATGTTTTAGTTAAAAAGTCGCCATTAAAACAAAAAAAATTAGATAACATTTTGAAAATAATATATAATGATATTAAACTTGCGGACACATGGGCAAGTGCTGAATACACATTGAATAAAATCCGTAGCTATCTTAAAAAAGACGAATCAAAAGAAAAGTTAATACCACATTGGCTATTAAATGAAAGCAAATATATACCAGATTTTATTCGTGAGTATATTACTAAGAACCTGGATGGATATATGGTCTATACCTGTACAATTGGAGACCGAGAAGTAGAAATCTATTTTGGACTTCTCCATGAATCAGATTTTAATTCATTGGGAAAATTCGATAAATATATTAAAAAGATGATTATCTGGCTTAAAATAGCATTTCAATATGCACCTTCAATGTGTTCTAAAAAATTAAAAATATATGGTTTTTTAACACCGTTTCAAAAAAAACTTCCAGGCAATCAGTTTACAACTATTTCCCATGATCATTGTAATAGCGCGGTAACTACCTCTTGTACACCTCATGGTGAAATTATTGTATATAGAAAAGAAGAATTTCTAAAAGTATTTATTCATGAGACTTTTCATACATTGGGTTTAGACTTCTCTAAGATGCCTTTGACAAACTTTAATAAAAAAATAGTACGATTATTTCCAATTAATAGTGAATTTAATTTATTTGAAGCATATGCTGAATTTTGGGCATCCACAATGAATGGCTTAATTTCCGCTTACTTTCTAACAGATAAAAAAGAGGAGGAAGAATTCTATTTATATAGTGAGTTTTGTATTCGATTTGAACAAATATTTTCCCTATTTCAAATGATTAAAATACTTGATTTTATGGGTCTTACATATAGAAATTTATATGATAATGACAACATCAGCAACAGCATACGACGTTATCTGTTTAAAGAAAAAACGAATGTTTTTGCTTATTATATTATTAAGAATGTACTCTTGTATAACAATGCTGAATTTTTGGTATGGTGTAAAAAACATAATAATAATTTATTATCATTTAACAAAACAAATCATAATTTAGATGCATTTATTGAATTTATAATATCAACATACAAAAATCCCCAATTTTTAAGAGATATTGAAAAAACGCACGTTTTTTTAAAAAAACAAAAGGGAAATAGAGCAGAACCAAAATACAATAAACTAACCAAAACAATGCGTATGAGCGTCTGTGAAATAGGATTAAATTGAAATGAAATGAACTTCGAAATACAACACTATAAATAGTAAACCACAATTATGGGCATCCACTTACTACAAACATTCATAGCTTCATTAAACGACCACAGTATTAAAGAACAACATCTGCGCGAATTTTCAAATAAAAAAATCACAGTTGACATAAGTATCTACCTATATCGGTTCAAAGAAAAGGGCAATCTATTAGAAAATATTTATCTAATGTGTTCAATATTTCGCTATTATAATATTCACGCACTATTTATATTTGATGGGAAATATCTTAAAAATAAAAATGAAACAATGCGTAAACGCAAAGAATCTAAAAAACAAGCAAAAAAAAAATTCAATGCTATAAAAGAAAACTTACACAAATATAACGGAAATAGTAGAGTTAAAATAGAATTGCAGCTTGATACTTTAAGAAAACAATTTATAACAGTTACCAAGGAAGATATTAAAAATGTCAAAGAATTGCTTGATGCATATGGAATGGTATATGTTTCAGCAAAACACGAAGCAGATGAATTGTGTGGTGCATTAAATAATGAAATTTATGCGTGTCTTACAGAAGATACAGATATAATGGTCTATGGCTGTAAACGAATTTTCCGATATTTTAGTTTAATGAAACATACGGTAGTGGTTTATGATATGACACTAATTCACAATAATCTTAATATGACTTTATCCGATTTTCAAGAATTATGTATATGTGCGGGAAATGACTACATTACGAGTAAAAAAAACATATTTTATTATTATGAATTATTTAAACAATACAAAAGAACACCAACGGGATTTTTAGATTGGTTGCTACAAAAAAGGTATATATCTCTCCAAGAGTATCATCAAAGGCGAGAAATATATAATATATATACTTTTAAAACTCATGATCCGTTTGAAGATGTACCATACACTTTGATCAAAAATAAATATGTTAATAAACAAAAACTTTTGGAGATCTTAGAAACAGTGGGTTTTATATTTCCGTGAAATATCATTTGTCGTTATTTTAAAAAAATTTTTTTCCTGTAATTATACAATGCATTTTTTTAATATAAATATCTCCATCTCATATTGGAAATTTATCATTTTGAGTATAATATTATTGTTAATAATAGGTTTTGCGGTATGGTTGGTTTGTAGTTATTATGTTTTTAAATGGCTTAAAATGAATATTGATAGAGATTGTTTTTATTTTAATGAATATAATAGTGATTGTTGCAATATATTAGAAAAATACGGCGATTATCCTATAAAACGAATATATTTAGTGAGACAACCTATTACAAGATTTGTAAAATTACTATTAAATATTATTACGCTTTATAAATTTGAACGTGAAATGAAAAAATATATTGAAACAACCAAAAATAATGTATTTTTCCCATACCATACTTCTATTATGATTGAAATAGAATTGCCAAATAAGAATAGGAAAAATATATTAATAGAAAAAAATAACTCTATTAAATTTGCATCAGATTTTCGTATTTCTGACAAACAAGATATGCGTAAGATATCCTTTGGTGAAAAATACACTTTAAAACAAATTCTCGAGGAAACTCGGGAGAGAGTTGGAAATAATATTTTTTTTAATTGGCAAATCAGCAGGAACAATTGTCAAATGTTAGTAAAAGAAATATTAATTACGCTTAAGAAATTTACAAAAAAAAATAAAGAATTTATGTTTCAACATGAATTTACTAAGCATGTTAAATTTTCTGATTTTAGTTTACATATTATCAATACTATTAGTAATTTATACAATACCATTGAATATATTGTCGGCAACACCGTCTTTTGTTGAAAACTATATTTTAATCTTATAATTTATTAAATTTTAAGGTATTTTTTAAAAAATTGATCGTTGCTTATTGTTGTATAATTGCTAATACACAAAGTTATACTACAGATCATGAAATCTACTAATACTGTTCATTATCAAGGCAAGAAGGGCGACGGCTTTCAAGGTGACCAAAGTCAAGGTGAAGAAAAGAGGGACACCTCACCCATAGGTGATCCAGGAAGACCCACGATGAGGGGTATGTTAAGAAAAGAACGATCCGGTGGATATACTAAGTATACCATTTTATCCGATATCATTGATGAATCCGTTTTGCATTGTATGAAAAAACAAGGTCATTTGAAGATAGAGTTTCATCCTTCAGCAGTGGATGAACGTAAATTATCATCTATCACCATATTTGATGACATTGATAATGGTTTCACGGGTTTAGATATTGATGGAGAAAAAAATCCTTTGAATCTAATTCATTATGGAGGTATTCGTCATACAGAGGATGAAGAGTGGTCACAATATGGCGTTGGACTCACAGCTGCCTCCATGTGTTGCGCTAACGTTTGGACACTGACCACGCGCTATAAAATGCAAGAAGGCACATTTAAATATGTAACTTTGAAATTTTGCTGGGAAGATATGGCGACAAATAACGTTATACTTCCAGAAAGCAAAGAAATTTCGTATGAAGAATATAATAAGATAAACCCTTTTCACAAGGGTACTGTATTTAAATATACTGGTTGTTTTAACAATATATTCTCGGGTGATTTTAAAAAAAATGTACACCAATTAGTTAAAATGATTTCTACAAAATACTATAAAGCATTGATCAGCGAGGTATCTGGTGTCTTGCCAGAAGTTAAATACGCAGTATTTGACTCTATTGGAGATGAAACAGAATTCTCAACAATCAAAGCAGAAATCCCTCCAACTGAAAAAGAAGATCATCCGCATGTTATCAACAAATATAAAGTCCAACTTCGCCGAAATGACAAAGGAGATGAAAAAATTATTTATAAAGAAATTACAACTGCAGATGGTACTAAATGGCATCAGGAACAAAGTGAACATTCGAAATTTAACGCCATGTCAAATAAGGATTTTAATATTATTGAAAAAGACTTTCCAAAAATTGTTGATACACTGTATTATAATGGAACACGCGTTTCAGGGACAGAATGGTGCTCGTCCGGGCTTCCTCTGGGTTCTCTAGTTATTGAAAGATATGGTCGTATTATGACTGAGGATGTTCGTGAAGAAGGTAGTTATATTGGCTTCAATACGAGAAAATCAACTGGCGAATACAATTACCATTATTATCATCTGCAATATAAACACAAGCCTATTGGCGATAATTTTAGCGGTACATATCGTAAAATTATCGATGGAAATCTGATGATTAATGATACACCTTTAAATCGTGTATTAAAGGAAATTACTAGAAAACTTCAAGCTTGTATTGGCGCAGAAACAAAATTCAAAAAAACGTGGGCATCGAATTACAATGGTGTAAACTGGGATGAACAAAAAACTTATGCCGAAAATGTAGCTTGTGCTACGAACCATCCAGATATTGTACCAACTCCTCCATCAACTCCTCTGGTTGTACCAACTCCTCCAGCAACTCCTCTAGTTGTACCAACTCCGCCACTATCACCTCTGGTTGTACCAACTCCTCCAGCAACTCCTCTAGTTGTACCAACTCCTCCAGCAGATGACAGAATACTTCAATGTGTCTCGTCATTATCGGAATCGATAATGACATTCAAGGAAGCGTGGCCAGATATGGATATACTTGTGAAAAAGGAAATGAAAAAAGAATGTACGATAGTTGCGTTTTTGGTAAGCAAAAAAAATTAACTTAAATTAATTATCCTTTAATAACATTCAAACTATTAAATTTTTAATTGTTCACGAATTTTCATACTATCATAAAATACAATAGGTGGTTGTCCTCTTACATGATGTTGTAATTTTGCATCTTTTGTAGCGAGTAGTACATCTTTGGCAACTTCATTTTGTGAATATTTTGCTCGCTGACCCGCTTCCATTGCTTGTTGATTTCTTCCACTCGAGAAGAAATCTTCATCTATCGTTATTTCTTTTGGACGTTTCCAATCTTTCTTTTTGTATTTTCCTGTTTTACCACCCGCTGCCTTAGCAAATACCGGATCTTTCGAAATATCAGTTCCAGATTCAACGGTAAACTCTTGATAAAATTTAGGATGACCCTTTTTAAATTTGTTAGCATGGTAGTAATGTTCCACACTATTCCATGTTCTATTATCTAATTTGAATGGTCCCATGTAAAAATTCGACAATACCTTTCTCCAACCAGGCATCGAAGCCAAATCTGCAAAATTCTTAATATTTCTTGGTTCTATTGTCTCTCCGGCACCTTTGCCTGGTAATGGTTTATCGGCGGACTTTGAATAGAATTGAAATACTGTTGTTTCATCAAATTTGGGCTTCTTCGATAAATCGGACCCTTCATCTTCTGGCTCTTTTGAAGGGTCCCCCTGGTCTTCTGGTCCGGCATCGTCGCCTGGTGAGAGAGAACTCGTTGGGGAATCTTTCATACTAATTTGCAGTAACTTAAATTTCGGTATATAATTATACATATTTTTTCCTTTTGATTCCATACATTTATCCACAATCAATTTTTTAATTTTAACAGGAATATCCTTAAATTCGAATATCTGTTTCTGTTTATAAGTAATTAATTTATAATGATTACCAGTATAATCCAAGATAATATAATACTTTGGTTTAAATACTCCTTTTTTTACCATTGAATCTGGGGCCATATCACCACAAGATAATACGTTATCATAATCCCTGTGTTCATAGTTATAGCTTGATAATATAATTAACTTAACATTTAATATCATTTCTAATATTTGAATGGTCCAGGACTCCGCCCAAAAACGACAAGTTCGCATTTTTTTTTTGAGTTTAGCTAGCGTGTCAATTCCTCGCATCCAGCGATATTCATATAATAATTCTGATGCAGCTTTTTTTTCTTTTTTTGCTTGTCTAAACTTTCCAATTATAGGTTTTGATTGATCTACTAATTTTTTCTTTTCATCTCTATCCTTCGTTTGACTATAACGTTGTTTTAATATCTTATTCGAATTCTGTAATTTTGCCAATTTCGTCGATAAAGTTTTTACTTCAGTATCATACATATCATACTGTTCTTTAAAATTCTTAAACACCTCTTCTGTCGCAGCATTACTTGCAATAGATCGTAAATCTTCAACAGTCACAGTTTTTCCAATACCAGAATAAGCATCTCGAATTGTAGCAAATAAACAATCGCCGCTACCTTCGTTATCTACTATACCATAATTTTCGTTTTTCATAAATTTCTCCACCCAATTATGACCAGAATGTTCTTTAAAATTGGTTTCTTGATCATTTTCTTCGGCAACCACATCATCAGAAATAATAGGTTTTTCATCATCATCTTCTTCGAACAATTCTTGTATAATTGTTTGTTTATTCGGAACTCTACTATCCTCAGATAATTCTGTAAAATCATCTGATGGTGATTTTTTCTGTTCAGGAGGTTTTTTCGTTACATCTTCTGCTGGTGGGGTAGGTATTTTTGCAGGTGATTTTTTCGTTGCATCCTCTTCAGGAGGTTTTTCCATTTCACCTTCTGCGGGTAGAGTAGGTGGTTTTACAGGTGGAGTAGGTGTTTGTTTCTTTTTTTGACCTAATTCTTTTCGAATAAATGACTCATTTATAAATTTATATAAAAGTGGCAACGGATTTTCTAATAAACTTATATCAAAATCATTATCTTCATCAAGCAATGAGGTATAAATATTAGAGGGGAATTCATATATTCCCATTTGTAATATGACTTCACCATCGTTTGTTAAATATACTGGGATATATAAAACATTTTTATCAATGAATGTATATTTCACTTTGCCTAAGGCGATTACCACTTCCAAATCAGGAAATAATTCAATTTGATATAATTGCGCATCATAATCTAAATCTTCAGAATCAATAAATTTAACTGCGGGATATTCAATACTTTTATCAATTTGCGAAAGCACCATATATTCTAATCTAATATTAAAAATTGTCTTAAATATTTATCTTTCTTAATTTCTTCCATGTATTTCCATAATTTTTTCCTTTGATAAACTTTTTGGATATTAACAGGGTCTTTTTCAAATAATACTATTACTTCAACCAATTCATTTTTTCGTTTTTTTCGTTTGGAAATCTCGTAATAATCTGCTATTTTCTCCAAATCTTTTTTAATATAATTTGTTTGGTAATCTAATTCTGAGGCTAGATAATCATCCATACCCAATATAGCCTCCTCTTCATAAATATATTCGATTTCTAGGTCTGGTAATGCTTCATCCAATGCATCGACTTGTTGTAATACGTCTTCATAGGATACTTGTTCATTGTTTTTTTTGTTTTCTTGCAAAGAATATTGTAAATTAGCAGAGTTACGAGTCATATAAATATAAATATGTGATTGTATTTATATTTATATTACTAAATAAATTGAAAAGAATAAAAATTATAATTTAATACTATTAACCTCCTTAGCAAACACAATCTAAAGATGTCCCCTATGTCAAAATCAATATGGATTTTCACCTTCCTATTATTTACAATGAAATTTGTTATAGCGACTGATGATGATGATGATATCGCTGGAGAGATCGTCACTGATTTAATCATCGGAGCAGGAGTAGCTATATGTGAAGAGTTTGTTGTGTGTAAACTAGTCATGATTATAATGGGTTTTGTCTGTGCAATTATGGTTCTTATCGGACTGTGTTCAGGCGAAATCCGTTGCGAAGATATTTGTAATCGTCGAACTGCTAGACGCAGTTTTACCAGTGGAGTCGGTTATGGTGTAACACGATCTTTCCGTAGATAATATTAATTTTAAAAATTATTAAATTATTTATTTATATTTAAATAATTTAAAATATATTTTTCATAATAAATTATAACAATGTCCAATCTGGTCGTCTCAAAATCGAAAAAATATACTTGGCCTCCTACCACAGATCAAATTAAAGACATAGCAACATCGGCTTTAAATCAATCCCAAGATAAAGATGTTAGAGTATTAGTATATTGGGTTAATAACCCAGAGTTAATGATTTTTGATCCTATTCATTTTGCGGTTACAGATTATGTAAAGAGAAAATATGAACACAATGAGAGAACAATTGAAGTAATTATAGGAAAAGAAGATTAAAGTTCTTCTTCTAAATCCATAAATTTAAATACTACCTTATTACTAAGACTCGGATGATTTGAAACCTTTCTCTTTGTCATATCTTCAATAAATTCTACACATTCATCCCAACCAAAAGTTACATCAAGTTTATACGCTTCTAATCTCTCCTTCCCACCATTGATCAAAATCACAATGTTTTCTGCAAATTCTGCAACTTCCTTTTTTTTGTTTTCCATGTCCATAAAATTCAACATTGTTTCTTTTAATTGTTTAATAAGTTCAAATATAGCCACTTCCTTTATTACATCATTATTCATTAGATGAACAAAGAAACTTCCAATAGAACGCCGTTTTTCATTTTCTTTGTTAACTTTGCAAAATTCATCATAATCTTCTTCTGCGCTCACATAACGAATATTATTAAATAATAATAGGAAATTATTAAAATTCTTTTTATAAATTTCATTCATAGCAGGAAATGTAGATAATATAGTTTTATATAATTTGGCAAACACTGCCGACCAAAATTTATTTATACTACCAATTTCAAATATGGCTTCGCCAATCTTTTCCAAATCTTCTTCCTTACAATTCTTACCAATAATAGTAGTCAGAGATTTCATTATATTTTTTTCCATATCTTCATAATTATTACTCGTGAGTTTATTAAGTAATCCACGCAATTCATCAATGTCTTTATCAACTCCCTCCTCCTTTTTAGTTAATTCTGTTGTTTTAAAATTTCTAATTTCGGCCCAATCTGCGCCTGAAATCACCTGTCTTTGACGCGACGGTCTATTATTATTACGAGAGCGCTGATGTTTGAAAACAGGTGTTTTTTGATAAGAGGGTGCGCCTACCAGAGAGGCTAAATTATTTATTATATCGATAACATTTTGTGCTAAAAATTTATTTACATTTATTTGATTTGCCTGTGGAAAATGTCTTAAATCATATTGATGGTCAGCCAGTATTGAAGTCATTGTGTACTACATTTATTTAACTGTTCATATTTATATCAATTTTTATGTAGATATAAAAATTGAAAACAATATATTATCAATAAACTTAAAAGCATAATACCACACATATATAGATGTCCGAAAAGACCAACCATACGTATACAGAAATCAATGAGTGGGATGATCCTACTCTAAATCTTCGTCCAGCTTTACTTAGAGGTATTTATGCCTTTGGGTTTGAAAAACCCTCACCAATTCAAAAGAAAGGACTAATTCCTCTTGTCCAACCAGGACATAAAGGAAAACGCCGTGATATTATTGCGCAAGCACAATCAGGAACGGGAAAAACAGCATGTTTTGGTGTAGGTTCACTTCAAATTATAGATCACGAACTACATTCCACGCAAGTTCTTATTTTAGCACCAACACATGAATTAGCCAGCCAGATTAAGGGCGTAATCACGGATATCGGACGTTTTGAAAAAGTTAAAGTACAACTACTCGTCGGTGGAACATCGGTTGATGGTGATAGGTCTAAGTTAGATGAAGATCCACCACATATTGTCGTAGGAACACCTGGACGTGTACATGATATGATTCGTAGAAAATATCTTAAGACCGAAAAGATTGATCTTATTGTACTGGATGAAGCAGACGAAATGCTGTCCGCAGGATTTAAAGATCAGATTTATAAAATTTTCCAGTATATGCACAATGATATCCAAATTGGACTATTTAGTGCTACAGTGCCAGAAACTTTAGAACAATTAACCGCTCGATTTATGAGAAATCCTATTAAAATTTTAGTTAAAGCGGACATGCTAACACTTCAAGGTATAGCTCAGTATTATATTAGACTTGATAGTGATGAACATAAATATGCAACCATTAAAGATCTATTTGAAGGTCTAACTATTTCACAAGCAATTATTTATTGCAATTCTACGCGTCGTGTAGATGATTTAGAAGAAGCAATGGTTCAGGATAACTTTCCTGTCAAGAAAATTCATGGAAAAATGGACGAAGATGAGCGAAAGGAAGTTCATAAAGACTTTAAAAATGGTGGATGCAGAGTGCTAATTACTTCTGATTTATTTGCGCGCGGAATTGATATCCAACAAGTTAGCGTTGTTATTAATTTTGATGTACCGAAAAGTGAGCATACATATCTTCATCGTATCGGTCGTTCTGGTAGATGGGGAAGAAAAGGTATTGCTATTAACTTTGTTACACGTCATGATGGGGCTAAGTTGAAACATTTTGAAGAATATTATAATACACAAATTAGCGAGATGCCGGGAGATTGGTCAAAACATCTTAACAGTATGTAACTCGTCGAATATTAATACTTAATATCTCTAACTTCTTTAATGTTAATTAAAGAAATTAATAAAAATTTTTTACTTCCAATAGAATTTGATAAACAAAAACAAGAAATTTTCGAAAACTTATATGCAGATTTAGAGTTATTAAAACAGGTTGGTTCAAACAAAACTATATATAATAAAACCTTTAGACCTTCGTCAAAAATAGGACACGAATTGCTTGATAAATGGTGTAAATATTATACAACGAATACTGAGTTTTTAAAAGATTCGCAAAAGCTATATAATTCAGTTGGTAAAAGTAATTTATTTCCAACAAAACCAATAATAGAAAAATGTTGGAAAAATTGGACTGACATTAAAACAATGGATAATTTTATTGAAAAATTTCAATATATAGAATGGGAAAAACTTGAATTTTTAAATAAATCTGAAATGTTTTTAGCGATTCTTACATTTTATCAAACGATATCACCCCTGCTAAGTTTATTAGCACCAATAATATTATTAATTATACCATTTCTAATTCTTAAAGTACTAAAAAAACCAATAACAATAGAAGAATATGTGCAAGTCTTAAAACAACAATTAGATAAACATAGTATGGGTCAACTATTTACCAGATTTGATTCTTTATCGTGGGGTCAGCGAATATATTTAATAATGTGTTGTGGGATGTATGTCTATCAAATATATCAAAATGGTTTAGCATGTTATCATTTTTATTTAAATACAAAACAAATAAATCAAACATTCCGATCATTAAAGCTATATTTAGAACATACTAAATCTCAAATGAAAACCTATATAACATTAATCAAACCATTGAAATCTCATACTGCATATAGAGACTATATTAACAATAAATTAGAACATATTGAAAAATTATCAAATATTATTAACAGTATTCCTTTAACCACATTGAATCCACATAAATTCGCATCTATGGGAAAAATTATGAAAGAATTTTACATATTGCAAACAAACCCAGAAATACAAAATTTATTATTATTTACATTTGGATTTAATGGATATATAGAATGTATCCATGGCGTAAGCACTAACATTAAACTTCAACAAATTAATAAAATCAAAATTAAGAAAAGTAAGAAAGTCAAATTGCATATTAAAAACGCATATCATCCTTGTATTTCTGATAATATTGTGGAAAATACAGTTGATATGAGTAATAACATAATTATAACAGGACCCAACGCAGCTGGAAAAACAACCTTATTAAAAACAACCGTCATCAATGTGTTATTAGCACAACAAATAGGATATGGTTTTCATCAAGGAGGTTATATAACTCCTTTTCATTCCATACACTGTTATTTAAATATACCTGATACGAATGCAAGAGATAGTTTATTTCAAGCAGAAGCTAGACGTTGTGTCGATATTTTAAAATGTATAGAACAAGATAAAAATAAAAAACATTTTTGCATTTTTGACGAATTATATTCGGGAACGAACCCATATGAAGCAGTTGCTACAGCTTATAGTTATTTAAATTTTATAACTGAAAATCCCAATATAAGATTTATGTTAACAACGCATTATATTCGCCTTTGTAAATTATTTAGAAAACATACACAAGTTTGTAACTATAACATGGAGACAAAAACCAAAGATTATATACCAGAATATTCTTATAAAATGGTAAAAGGTGTCTCAAAAATTAAAGGAGGAATAATAGTTTTAAAACAATTAAACTATCCAACAAAAATTTTGAACGAAGCTAATCAAATTATCAATAAACTATAAATTTCGTTTATTTAGATAAATTAAAAAATATTAGAAAATAAACAAAGATGAGGCTTTTTTTAATTAGTTTAGGAGTGACCTGTTTGCTTTGTGTCATTTTATTTTTATATTTCAGAAATAGAATTAGTAGAATGGAACAAAAAGTAGACTTAATGTTTCAATTAATTCAAGAATACGAACAAAATAAAATTATTAATCAAAATCATCCTCGAAATGATACACAATCCGTGCCTACAGTAGCATTTCAAGATACACAAATGGGGAGCACTGAACATCGAGTAGAAGCAAATTTAATTAATGTTTCTGATGATGAATCAGACTATTCAGATAGTGATGAAGTTAGTGATGAAGAGGGTGATCTTTTAAATATTAAAGAAACGGTAGTTGGTGAAAATATAAAATCAATTAGTTTATCGGGAGCGGAAATTGAATCTCTCAAAGTTGAACCCGAAGATGATTTAGATGATATTAGTGATTTTGAAGAAACAAATATGGACGATATGATTACTTTAGAAGAGGTAAACAATGATGAGATAGAAGTAGAGGAACAAGAAGAAGATGCTGATGAACACCAAGAAGAAATCGAAGAAATCATAGTAAAAAAAATAGAAGTTAAAGATGATAAACCTTTGAAAGAAAAAACTGTTAAAGAGTTAAAACAACTTGCAGGAGAAAAAGGATTTACCAATTATAAAGGTCTCCGAAAAAATAAACTTGTTGAATTATTAGCAACCGGTCAATAGAAAATAATATTAGTCTAATATAAATGAGTTGGGGTACTTGCTATAAAGGATCAAATAATATTCATCCTGGATTTCCAGCATTGATGAGTGATGGACAGTGGGCTACAAATTGGGAGCCAGCTTGTACCATTAATAAGGCACTTAAAAAACAAGTTGGAATTACTAATAACTATCAATATAGACAATATTTAATCAAAAATGCTGATAATATTATAAAAAAAAATCAACTGGGGGCATGTGACAATTGTTGTGCTTGTTGGGAAAATTATGAAGATAGAAATGCTGTCAAATGTCCCAATAAGTATATTTTCAAATCTTGTACCGATCAATCAAAACCATTTGGATACCAAAATTCAGATCTTAAAAACTTATATATATCATCCAAAGCATTAGAATCTCGATTGGTTGCTCCCATTATGTCCCAATCACAAATGCTTAATTTACCAAACTTTAATTAAATACTAATTACATAACAAATAGTATTTAAAATTAAATAATATTGATATGTAATGAAGATATTGAGTATAGATGTTGGAATGAAATGTTTAGCATATTGTCTTTTTACTACAATCGACAAAGAATATAACATTGAGAAATGGGGTATTATTGATTTATGCCACCAACAAAACCATAAATGTTGTGGTAAAATTATTAAAAAAAATAAATCTTGCGAAAAAAATGCAAAATATCATAAAAATTCTCAGTATTTTTGCAAAATACATGCGAAAAAACAAGCTTTTAATATACCCACCAACGAACTTAAACAAGTTTATATTAAAAAAGCAAAGATTGATGTTCTTAAACATATTTGTAAAAAATACGACATTATTCAAGATGTCAAGAAGAAAAAAATTAAAAAGACGGAATATCAAGAATTAATATTAAAGGAATTGGAAGAGAATTATTTGTCTTTTGTCCCCACAATTAAAACGGCAAATATAAATATGGTTACATATGGACAGAGAATGAAAGCAGGATTCGAAAACTTATTAAAAGATATTACTGTTGACCGAGTTATTATTGAAAATCAAATCGGACCTTTAGCTTTACGAATGAAAACATTGCAAGGAATGATAATGCAACATTTTATAGAAAAAGGATGTCCAATCATTGAAGAAATTTCCTCATCCAATAAATTAAAGGATTATCTCACCAAAAAGAAAACCAAATATAATGAAAGAAAAAAATTAAGTATTAAGATAACACAAGAAATATTGAAAGAAAATAATAATTTAGATGCATGGATTCCTATTTTTATAGAACACAAGAAGAAAGATGATTTAGCAGACTCTTTTTTACAAGGTATTTGGTATATTAAATATAAATTATCCTGAAATAATAAATAAATTATATTTAATTGCGTCTTACTTAAAATTAAAAGTTCTAGTTTAATCATAATGAACGAGGTTATTAATATTACACCCACAGAGCCAAAATTATCAACATCAAATGTTGGAGATGTTGGAACTATTAAATTAAACAATTTACCACCATTAGATACTACCAATACTCCGAAAAAAAGTGTTAATTTTGGACCCGGTATAGAAATGTTAATGAATGATAAACGCCGCTCATCATCTCCGAAATCGGATATCAAATTATCTGATTTAGAATCTTTGGATACAAATATTAATTTAAACGTTTCAAATAAGTCTTCCAATACAAGTAGAAAAGAAGCGACTGCTGCCATGTTTGGAGCTGTTCCGTCAAAAGATGGTAACTCAGTTAAAGGTATTACCTTAAATGTAACTGAAAAAGTAAATGTTCCTTCTGTAAATCCCACAGCCACTACTACTGCTGGTCCTGCTTTAGGAGCAGCTACTGCTCAAAACCCGAATAATGAAAAAACTTGGGATGGTTTTAAAAAATTCAATGAAATACCTGTTGATCCTACAAAACAAATACCAAAGACTCCACAACTTTCTAATGATCAAATATTAAGAGAAAAATTAAAAATATTACGAAAATTGGAAGCATTAGAAAAGAAAGGTATTCAATTGACGAAAAAATACAATATGGATAGTCCACTATCGGAAATGCAGGGAGAATATGAAATGATTAAACAAGAAAAAGAAAAAAACAATTCGGTTAAATTCCAAGGAAAAATGTTGATGGCAGCTGTATCTGCCATTGAATTTCTTAATGCCAAATTTGATCCTTTCGATGTTAAATTAGATGGATGGGGTGAATCTGTTAGTGAAAATTTAGATGATTACGATGATGTTTTTGGAGAATTACATGAAAAGTATGGTGGTAAAGCAAAGATGGCACCAGAATTAAAATTACTATTTATGTTAGGTGGAAGTGCTGCAATGTTACATATGACTAATACTATGTTTAAATCCTCAATGCCTGGTATGGACGATATTATGAGACAAAATCCAGAGTTAATGCAACAATTTACGCAAGCTGCAGTGAATAGTATGAGTCAAGAAAATCCAGGATTTGGTGGTTTTATGTCTGGGGTCATGGGAGGAGCGCATGGTGTTCCCCCTATGCAAGCACCCGCTTCAGGTCCTCCCGGACCGCCACCAGCAATGAGAAGAAGACCACCACAAATGCCACAAAATATGAGAGGAAGACCAGATGTTGGTATGGCAAGGGGAGTAGCTCATTTTGATGATGCAATTAATATGGAAGAAAAGTTCGAATCAGTTAATACTAAAAAATCGGTTAGAAGACCCAGACCTGAAATGAAAGGACCTGGAGATATTAATGAGATTTTATCTGGACTAAAAACAAAACGTGTGAATATACAGAAACCAGACAATAGAAGTACAATAAGTGTAGAAGACCTTAAAGATATGAAATCGTCTAATTTAGATATTCCTAGAAAATCAATACGAAAACCGCGTTCTGAAAAAACTACAATTAGTTTAAACCTTTAGATATTTTAATCCCATTATATATTAATATATAATGGCACAAGAGGACAATCAATACTATGTAAATAAGATGTTTTCCAATGAAACAAAAGACACGTCGGTTGAAGAGAAGCAGGAAGATATTGACCCCGCGTTGTTTCAACAAAACTGTGGAGGTTTATCATCTGATACAAATAGTGGTCGAACTAGTTTTATTGGAAATAGTGAAAAACTGCGATTTATAATCGTTGGTATGGGATTAATGGGTTCGGGCAAATCAACAGGATTTGAACGAGCCCGACAATATTGCACCTTATTAAATTCTGCAGCAGCACGCAAACCTTGGGAAACAATTGAGGATGGAAAAGTATCACATGATTATAATATAGTAAATAATCAAAACTATAAAAGAAATGTTCGTAATTTATTCAAAAACTCTGAATACTCCAAATTCACACCTTGGACTGAAGCAGGTTGGAATAGTATGTCCGCAACAATAAAAACTCAATTTGCTGCAAAAATGTATGATTTATATAATACTACTAGACATGGTGTTGAAATTGTTGACAGTGATAAACCTGATATTAAATCATTCCTTAGCACAGAAATAGCTGAAAAGACACGAAAAGATTTAACTCGAAAATTAAATCTACATTTAGAAACCCCTGGTGAGTCTCGACAAGCTAGAAAGAGACGCATACAAGAAGAATTTAAAAACGAACCTTTAAAATTTTCAGCAGAGCAAAAGAAAAAAATTTTAAATATTAAAACAATTGGTGGTAGCGCGGTTACTTATCGCGCTCTTCGTCAAGCTATTATAGATGGTAAAAATATAGAGTATGAAGCAATAGGTACTAGTTTTTCTACAATCAAAACTATTTTTGACGTAATCGTAGAATCAACCAAAAATTGTAAAGACTTTGTATATATAGTTTTAGGTGTGCTTAATTTATGTTCAATACAAGATTCATATAATAGGCAATTATGTCGTTATTTTCAAGATGCCGGTCATTTCGTTAAAACTTTGAAAGCTGGAAATTCTTGGACAAACACTAAACGGTGGTTTGCTATAGATTGGGGTTTGGGAAATAATGCACCAGATATAATTCGTAACACTCCCGCTCCTAAACTTAGTATAATCACAACGAATCAAAGATTAAACCAAAAATTATATAACAATATAAAAGAACTAATTCAGACCTGTAACCAAAACTCACTAGATGCAGAGAATGTCTATAAAGGTCAGTGTCACGGTTTTGGAATTGATATTTTATTAATTTCTCACACAACTCTTAATAAAACAACAGACACTATAATAGCTACGCTGCCATTAAGTATAAGATCGCAACACTTAGTTAAATCTACTACAGGACAACAGTCCATTCAGAATAAAAAATTTTATCATAATTTAGTAATTGCAATATTAGACAGTCTACTAAAAGCAAATCCTTATGGTAAAAATCCTAGAATACAAGATAAGATACAATGTTCACAAATGCAAGGTGTTCCGGATGAGGTTAGTGAAATTATAGATAATCTAGTTAAAGCGAAGTTTTCAAATAAGTTGAAACGAAAAAAAGAATTAAAAGCGTTAAGAAAAAGTGGCTCGCAAAAAATATGGACAAAAAGTATGGGTGGAAGATCTCGAATTCGAAAAAGAAAAACACGCCGAAGAAAAAGAAAACGAAAAACTCGTAAAAGAAAACGAAAAACCCGCAGAAAACGACATTAATCTTTCATGGCCTCTTTCACCTCTATTGCATTCGATACTTCTTTTTTAATATTTATACAATTTTTATTTCGTTCAGCATCTTGTGCCCCACCCATTGTTTCAGAACACATTTTTTGCCAAATATGAGTCAACTTATCATCTTCTAAGAAATTGGGGTGTTTATCTTCCCACTCTCTTATTTTTAATATCTGTTTATGTGTGATTTTAGCTATAGAATTATCAATTTTCGAATGTTGGTTATCTTTTTCCCACTTATCCTCTTCTTTTACATAAAATTGCATACGTTTCTTATCACTACAATGGATTGGTCTTTCTTTTGGATCCATATCCTGTAATTGTTTAACAAATATATTGCTAATGCCTTTTACATAACCATGTTGTTGTGTATACATTAGATCATCTAAAGATATTTGTACTTTATTTACAAAATCGGTTAAGTTCATTGCATCCTTGCACTCTTTATTTAAATACATATTAATAGTCATTTTATTAGTACAATTATTATTTACATTTGCCGGTCTTTCCGCTATTTTAATCATTGCATCTGTAAGTTTTGGTAAAAGTTTTAATAATTGATCTGCACTTGTAGAACTCTCATCTACCTTCTCAATTTTAAAATTATGTTTTAACTCTTCTTCTACATTTATTTTTTTATTAATCTTTATTTTTTCATTTGTTTGATTTATTAGATTTATACTACTACAATCTTGTTTATGATTCATTAAATTTGCTATACTATTAAATCGTGAATGACATCCTTCACAAACAAACAAACAAATAGAATTATTTGGTTTCACATCACATTTAATCTTGTGCCTCCAGAGTGTAGTACGACTGTTAAAATTACATTTGCAATTTTTACATACATATTGTAATGACACAGTGCTTGTTTTTTTTGTTTCATTTTGCTTTAAAAGCATTGATTTTTGTGTTTCATGTGATGTTTTTATAATATGTTTTTTTGTTGCAATATGTGTCATAAAGTTTGATTTTTTACTCGTGTAAAAGTCACATACTTCACATTTAAATTTTATTTTTTGCTTTTCTATAATGGATTTTTTGTGTTCACGCATTTTTTTTTGCTTGTGCATTTTATATATGAAACATATAAAAATGCCTAAATTGTTTTTCTTACAAAACAAAGAAAAAAGTTGATGTAGTGTTGAAAAAATAGGTTTTGTTTTTTACATTACTACACATTGGGAGAGTTTTCCTAAATGTGTAAAAAAAACAACATTAAAAAATACTCAGAATCTCATTTTGGACATTTTTAAAATGTCCAAAACTCAAAATGTCTACCGACTTTTAACTCCCAAAACGTGAGTTCCTTTTTTTCAGTGCCTTTTTTTCAGTTATTCCTCTCAGTAACTTTATTTTGTGATAAAACTGACATTTGTTTTGGAAACATATATAGATTTATGAAATAATTTAATTTAGTTGAATTACCACGTTGTATATATTCTGTAGAAACATATATTTTCCCTTCATTCGTTCTAGTATAAAAAGAAACGTAATCTTCATCATCTTCATGAATCACAAAAGCCATATACATAATATATTTATTTTATATATGGTTCTAGGATATTTATTATATGAAGCTGTAGATTTAGGCGTTAATGTAGTAAAAATCACTTATAATGGCGCGAGAGGTGTTTATTATTGGTGGTATGATACGGATTATCCAGAGGTAGAAAGAGAAAAACAAGCGATAGCAGACATGGAAATATTAACAAAACGCATAGAAGAGTTGGAAAAAACATTAAAAGATAAAACTGATTAACATTATTTTTTACGGCGTCTTCTTCTTTTTAAGGTTTTGTTCTTTCGTTTCTTTCTGTATTTTCGCAGTGTTTTTTTGCGCCTACCACCGTGCCAACTTTGAAAAAGGATATTTCGCTTTCGTAGTGGCCCTGTATGAGAATTTTCTAATGGAAGAAACACGTTATTACCATGAAGACGCATATTATTTTCTGGCCACACTTGTTTAGGATATTTACCACTAGGAGGACCTACAAAGAACCATTTTTGTCGATTTTGTTGGGGTGCTGTTAAATGTAAATAGCCAGCAGGTCTCCACCCACCAGGAGCTCCTGCTGGTAGAGATACTGCTGCATATGGATTAATATATTGAGGTGTTCTAGTTGCATTATCCGGAAATGTCCACAATGGAAACCCATTTATATTTATTCGAAATGTACTTTTTCCAGGAAATGTAACAATATTAGGTAAAATAAATTGCGTATTAATTTCGTTACCCGCTAATCGTGTTCTGGGTCGTGGAACATCTGAAGCGGCATTTAACTTAAAAAATTTATATTTTTGCAATAAATAAATATAATCATTATACTCTGGAAAGCCACCAATAGCGAAAGGGTTTGCCAAAACCATCCATTTTGCCCATTTTATAGCTTCTGTTTTATAAAATCTGTTTTTTTTGATTTGTTGCCAAGTTACTTGTGGTCGAGACGCTTGTGCTGGTATTTGGGGGATTGGCCAAGGGGGAGCAACGTAACCAGCTGCGGTCGGATCCCAGGGAGCAACACCGGCATCAACGGGTATTGCATATTGCATTCTATTTGGTTTGAGTAACCACGTTCCAAAGTGTACCAACAGCCCTCCTGGTCGTGCAACGGGGGCTGGTAATTCGGGGTAGGGTTCCCAAGGTGTCAAAGTATGAGGAACATCTTCATCATCATTAGCATCAAAAGGATTATATAATACATATTGATATAAAAGAATTAGAATTTGGATTCGAGCAAGTGGTAAGGTATTTAATCGTGGCAATTTTCCTTGAACCAAAATACCCTGTAAATTTTGCGCGGCAGCTTGTATAGGACCTGCAGGAAGTCCTGCGGGGTCATTTATAAATTTATTTAATCTTTTAAATAAAATAATTACCATTAATGGCTTTAAAGACATTCCTAATGGTGAAAATGGAAGAGGCCAAGGCGGTTTATTAAAAGGAGGAGGTTGTGGATTATACCATGCTCTCATGGGTGCGGAATTAGGAGTTATACTAACAGCACCAGCAGCCAATCCATTTGGATATTGTACTGATTTTGATGTCAAAGCAATTGCTGGCTGCAAAGTCCAGGGATCAAATGGAAAACGTGAAGGATTTGGATCAATGAGTGGCCATCCTGCTGTTACCCCTGCATTAAAATTTACAGATTGTCTGCAATAATATTCTTGCTCCCAATAATCTAATGCTTTTTTTCTATTGTTATAATACAACTTTATATTAGCCGCGACGATATTACTTTGAGTAGCTTTTTTAAATTTTTTCTCAAACTTTTCTGATGTAGAATCTGTAAATAAACCCGGAGCTGAATGATATTTATCCTGAGCAATGTTTTTAATATCTGTTAATTGACTACTACATAAAGAGGACGCTTTTTTAAGTTTTCCTTTTTTGTTGTTGTTGTTTTGGTGTAAAGTGCGGGTAGGATTAATCTTATTTCCTTTTCTATATTTTCCTGTGAGTTTTACCTTCAATATAATATATAAATTAGTATCTTGGAAATTGGTCAAATTATTTGTAATATAAAATTTAAAAGGGCCTGTAAGATTATCGAGATTTTTGGGTAAAAATTCCCATTCAAAATCACTTATCCTAAAAATTTTATCATGTTGAGAATTAGAATTAAATTGTCCTCTAATAACTGTAGGAGGATATAATGGATTTGGAAATGCTAATTCATTGCCAGAATGAAAATGTGCATCTAACCATTTTTGTAATTCATTATTAATATCAGTCCATTTTCCATTTGAAATATCTCTTGGTTTAGCATACGCAGCTGATTTATCAGTACGCCCAATAGTTGGGAAATCGTAATTCCCTGGTAAACCAAAACTTTGTTGTTGTTGTTGTTTTGGTGTAAGTGGACCTTGCTTTGGTTCTTGTTTGGTCATTCTTGTAGAATAAAAAATAGTATGTTTTCCAGTAACATTTGTCGATAATTCAATAAGTAACTCATAATTATTTTGAGCTCTACTTGCGGTTCGGCGAGTTGCTTTATTAATGACTTTTTCATTTAATTTCTTACCTATTTTTTTCCTTATTCTTTTTCTTAATGTTTGACGTGCTATATCCAAGAACGAAGTCGGAGCTGCTGCCTGTGGCGGAACTGGAACTCCGCCAATAGGTGGGGCTGGTAATTGTAGCATTGTATCTGGTTTGGGCAAATCTTGCATAAGTTTTTGTAGTTCTTTCCGAGAAAAATTAGGCGCTGATGGTAGTTTATCTATTTTATTTCCCGCATTATCATATATTTTCCCATAAGTAAATGGTGGTGGTAAAGGTCGTCCATCGCCATTTTTTGCTGCATTATATTCATTTTTTGCTGTTTGTAATTGAGCGGGTGTGGGTTGTGGAGGTTGACCTGGAGCGCGTGGCGCCGGCATAGGTGTTAGTCCGTTTATTTGTAATAGGGTAGCCATATATGTACTTATATATAACTTTTATTTTATTATAAGAGTTATATCTAATCGTTTAAGCGTTACGATGTCTTAAATATATCTGCTTTTGCTTCTGTTTTTTGAGTTTCTTTAATGTTTCGAGGGCATCTTCCTCCTCTTTTGCTGTTACATAACCGTCGTCATTGAAATCAACCGCCGTGGCATAATTTCTCAAATAAGCCGGTAACACACAATATTGACTATCCTCATTAAACAAATGATCTGCCATTGCAACAAACGCTCCGGTAAGTAAAATAGCATAAACAATATCTCGTGTTCCGGACCACATTATAGCAAAAATCAGAAACTGTCTGCCTAAAGAATTTTTAATATATTGTTCCTGTGACTTGCTTAATTTGATAGTAATATACTTTGAACCAATATTTAACATAATTACCATTAGTCCAATAAATAAAGGATGTGTATTTAATGTGTGTAAATGGTATCTTATTTTATCTATAAACGGAATTGGTCCGTTTATAAATTTTTTTGTAGTTCTCTTTACCATATTTAATATAAAAAGAGATTAAAATTTATAACCATTTTTCTTTGAAATTTGCGAGATGATCTTTGATATTTGAAATATACCCAGATGAAGCTGTAGTGAGTTTATTACTTATTGTATTTTTCATAGATGTTGCAGAATATTTATTTTTTTCACAGCGAAGAGTATTGCAATTTGTCAAAGGTTCTTTGTTATTCAATTTACAACTGAAAATAACAGATCCGAAAATTAGTATAAGTAAAAATATAGATAACTTGTTCATATACTATATTTTTAGAAGTTAATTTTAAAATGCAATTCCACCACCATTATTTGTACATCCGTTAGCTTGTTGGGATGCCGACATTTTAGCATTTAATGCATTGATTTTTAACATACGCGATAATCCGATTTGATCAGTGCCTGTAACTGGGAACTGTGATGGTTGTAAACGAGCATTAATATTGGTATATCTCTCAATTGCTCCTGAACCATGTAGTTGCGATTGCTTCTGTGTTAGCTCATCTGAACATGGATTTTCACCTTTACATTCACCACAAGCACAAGAAGCAGAGCATTTTCCAGCATTGCAGGTACTCTCACAAGCACACGTTTTGGGTTCACCTGATTCGTTTATTGCTTTTTTACAGGTTTTCTTACAAGCACCACAATCCTTATCTGAAGAACAAGAGGCACCTACTTTTCCGCCTACAACACCTGGGATTAACATTCCTCTTTCAAGAGTTGCTTTGTCGCCTGTTGAAGATAAGCCTTCCTTATAAGACTCTTGGAGTAATATCATAATGATTGCGGCTAAAAGACCGGCATTTATACCATATTGTTTAGCAAGTAATCCTACAATTACGATCATAATAACTATTCCTAAAGTGGTATTTGCTGTATTTACTAAAAATTTAGGTCTTTCATAAACAAGAACAGCCAATAATGCTGCTAATCCTAATTCTACATAAGTTTTCATTCTATATACATTAAATGATATTTTTTTAGGAACATTCACTAAAAAATTATCTCTTTTCTTTATAAGTATGTCAGCTCTTGGTTTTTCATTTATAGATAATAATGAATCAAAAAATATAGAACAATCAACAACAAAGAAACATTGTCGTACACTCAGAAAAAGGCACAAAAAAAAATCATCTAAAATTGACAATTTGCTAAACAGTTTATCAGTAACTCAACCACAAGTGAAAGAAGGATTGTACGGTGGTGACAGAGATGTTCCATCTCACAGAGAATGTGATGATGGCAGCGATGATGATTGTGACCTGGCAAATTTCAATCCTTTAACGCCTCCAACAAGCAATATGTCAAAAAATTCTTATAGTACTCAATACCAAGAAGAACCGTCGCAGAGAAAAACCTCGGCTGATACCGAGGAAGACGAAGGTGATCCCGTAAATGTAGAAAGTTTTGCTCAATTGGGCGAGGTTACACCAGATAATTATTATAAACAATATGTACCATATTATACCCAACTACAGGGTTCGCAAGAAGAGGTACATACTAATAAAGATGTATTAATGACAAAACTAAATTATATGATTCATTTATTGGAAGAACAACAAGATGAAAAAACGGACAATGTTACAGAGGAGTTAGTTTTGTATCTATTTTTAGGCGTTTTTGTAATTTTTGTTGTAGATTCTTTTGCAAGAGTAGGAAAATACAAAAGATAATTTATTTGGATAAAGATTTTAATTTATTAATATTTTCTTTATCTGATGGTATGCAATCTAATTGCGATTTTTTGCTGGAAAATTTTACATTAGGTCTAAAGGGTTTTGATTTTTCTCTTTCAACTATTTTTCGCAAAAAATTATTTCGCGACATAGCTTTTCGAGCTTCATTTAGAAGTTTTCTATTCATCTCTAAATAAAGAAAGTATTAATTAATTAAAAATACGTCTGATGAAAAAAATGGTCTGTAAGCAAAGTTATACAAAAAATATGCCATTGGGCACTTCCACAAGACAGGTGTTATTTTGAGTAAATGATTAATAATATCATTATTATTAGATATATTTTCCATTATCAAAATATCAACTGGATATTCATGGTTGATTAAAACCATAGTATTACGAAAAGATTTAATAAATATATCATAATAACCCATTTTATAATAAGAAGCAATGCATTCAATGCTTTGTTTTCCTTTATAACTAGTAAAAGGCGTTCTATAAATATATACCCCCACAGGCATTTGACCTTCCATAATTAAACAAATAAATAATAACTTTTTTGATACTAAATGTTTAATATGTGATTGTTCTGGTGTAATACAACATTTGAAATTATTTTTAATCTCTCCAAAGAAGTGTGAAAATAGTGAAAAATTAGCATCATTTATTAGGTGACAAACGATATTATTAGGTAATTCTAAATTGGGATGTTTTAAATATTTTAATGGGAAAACATGCGCATTATACACAGTTAGCGGTACAATAAAATTAATAATACCTTCTCTTTTAAATAGAAAAACCGGTCCTGCACCATCTTTTCTCGCGTTGTAATAATGAGAATAAATAATTTTTTGCGCTAATCCTTTTTTTCTGTCATCTTTATGAACACACAAAAAGTCAACATAATCCACCTTAACTTCGTTATTATTTAAAATGGCATTTAAAGGTCTAGTAGTCATGGCAGAAACTATTTTTGTAGCAGTATTATCAGATAAATATCCTTTGTTTGGTGTAGGTAATAGTTCAAATTGGAGAGAAAGATGAGAAATTCTATTATGTGCATTAAAATAATCCAGAACTGCAAAATTTGGTGGATTATATTTTTCTTTTTTATTATTTAAGAAATGTGATTTTATAAAAGTATAGAACAGTGCTTTTTTTTCAGTTGACACATCTTTAAATTTTTTAGTTAATACTTTCCCATTATAAAATTTTGTTTTTGGTGGTTGTCCATGTTCAATAATACCACAAGGCCAAATCCAATAAAATAAATTATATAAGTGAAAAACTGGTTGCACAGACCAAAAACGAAAACGAAGTTTTATAAATGCAAAAATCAGTAAATAAATAACAGCAATTGATAATAATATGTATAAAATCATACATAGTATTATTAATAATTTTTGGTTATTATGACTAATAACAACTTATTCAGGTTTGTATAAAACATATAAATATTGATATTCGTATTGTACAGGTACCAAGTCTATTTTTCCTTTTAAAATAAACCCTAACTCTTTGGCAATAGATAAAATATATCGTTGTGTGGGCATATACATTTTATGTATATTCTGGCGTATATGTTTTGTTTTATCATCTTTGAAAATTTCTTCGAATGTTGCTATATCTTTATCTAATTTAAAATCTCCTCTATATTGGAAATCTTTGAATTTAATTAGAGAATTGGTAATACGTTTCTTTG